GTTCGCCATCCTCGCCACTACGACTCGCCACCAAGAATCTTGGTGACGACCGCATTCGAAGCGGCTGTGAGCTGGGTGTTAAAACCCGTCCACACAGCCAAGGCCTCTGCGCCTGTATAGCCAGCAGGCGGAAGATCGAAGACCGTGTAAACGGCCATTCCGACCTTCACGTTTTCTGTTGGCTTAAAGACGTCAGCGGCCAACTTCGCATGGTCGATCCGGACCAAACGCCTCGTTCTCTTCCCATAGGTATGGGAAGCGAGGAGCTTGATCAGGCCGTCGCTACTCAGATACTCCGACTCCGTCTCATCCACGCTTACGCGCGGGAGCGAAGTCGTCGTACCCGAGATAGTTACGGTTTGTGGATCGGCTAGTGCCATAGGCATCACTCCTAGAGCTCGGTTCTCGAGCTCCATTGGCGTTTGACGCTGCGTAACACGTACTGCTAGCCTCGGGATATACCCAAGGCCGCAGCAATGGAGAGCTGAAAAGGCGACAACCCTTCCCAGCTGACCCCGAAACCAAAGGGGTTAGCTCGGCGGCGTTGCTTCGTCTCAGTTACGAGACTAATGCTACCGTCGAGGCGGGACTCCGGATTTTTGAATTGTTCCGGATTCTCGCGAGTATAGGTATCACGTATGATGGTATGTTCCATCAGATACCCATACTTCATAACAAGACCATCGGTAGTCCTCGCGGAGACATTATTTAAAACATCTCCGATATTCGAGAACCAATCGACAGCCCAGCTCCACGGAGCGAGATCCCAGAGAACTTCTGGCGTAAGTGTTAAGCCAAACAACTGATTGGCTCTACTCGAGAACTTGCGTATCATCCCTCGGCTGTCATAGTCCGAGGGAAGGTGATACACAAAAGCTCCCGAGAACCACCTACGCTGTGAGGTTGACCTCACACGGATCACGTTCCGATTGGCGAAACCCGGACCGAGATAACCACTGTTATACGGACTAAGATACACGTCCGCAGTGGAACTATACACGGTTCGAGTAGTCGTCAAACTCGGTGGGAATTCGTAGCGCCTTCGAACGGGACGTCCAGCATCTCGCTCATATTGAGTAAGTATCCTCTCAACACGAGCGATTCCGTCAGCGAATTTGAGTATATCACTGACGACTGGATCGAACCCGTACTCTTTATTAAGGTAACTCGACGCAGCTTCGCGAGGTAGCCCTTTTACGGACTTATCTCGTCTAGCCACGTCGATCACCCTCTCCCAGGTGTCCAGCGACACGCGGGGAATACCCTCGTGTGCCAGCTCACCTAGGAGAGTAGAGAGTGAAAGCACTTCGTTATCGGGCTTAGCCCTAGCTACCGCTGTCGCACCCAGTTGTTCAAGCTGGGTCCTCGAAGACACGTTAAGTGTCTTTAGAGGAAAGCTAAGCAGGCTAGGGTTAATCGGCCACACCGGTCCGGAGAAAGTAACCTCCTGACACAGTGTTGGAACATCGACGAATCTCGTCCCAGTTGTCAGCCTGAGGTTGGACGGAAGTCCAACCACATACTGCTTCTGGGAAAAGAAATCGCCACCGACATCCACCATTCCAGGTTCTTTAAGCCTGGAAATGGGATGGCTCTCCGAGTCAGTTACCTGACTCCCCACTACGGTGACGTACGAATCAGTCCGTCTGGCCACTGGCAAAAACCCGGTTTTCAACTTAGTACCGGGTGGTGCCCCTGGACAGACGAAACTGTACAGTACCTGACTTCCCTCACCGAAATGGTAAGGTAAGGGCCGTGTTCTACGGCCCATGTCAGTAGTCACCGATCAATATGGGCATCGAAGCTCCTTCGGTCCCTCCGGGTTTATTCCCGGAATCCTCCACCAACACAATACCGGAATTAACCGGTAGAACATAGGTGGAGGCGTGTTGCACTGCGCCGGATGGCCC